AGTCATATCTAACCTTCTTTATTAATAAGTGAATGTACAAGATCCTTTAGATTAGCAATTTCTTCTCTCATCTCTTGTATCTCTTTGTCTTTTTGTTTTACCTGTTCTCTTCGTCTTCTATACAATTCTAAACTATTCATATCAGTTTCAAGTATGGCACTGTTTGTGCTATCTCTTCTGAGAGTTTCTTCGTTTTTAACTTTATATAACTCTCCGTTACTTCTACCCCAACTCAATCCCATTTTACACCTGTAATGCTATTGCTCTTAAATCTTTCACAAATGGTACACTTGCATTTGTCACTGATGTTAGAACAATCTTGAAAGCAAATGTTTTATATGTTTTATGAACAATTCCACTAGATGTTCTGTATGTGACTATGTTACTATCTGTTGTATTTAGTTTCGCTTGATTATCATTGTTATCAGTAAAAGTAGAAGCACTACCTAAACTAAATTCAAATTCTTTGAAATCATTTGTATCAGCGGTATCAGAAATAATTGTTGTTGGTGTAACTTGTGTCATTAAAGTATAATCTTTATCAGCGAGAGCCTCACCATCTGATGATGCTAATAATTGAGCATATACTTTTATATCAGTGCCTGATGGTTTATAAGCTGTTAAATATACTCGTAAATCTTCAGCATCTTGTCCGTCAGCAAGTTCAACTGGTTTAGAGAAATATCTTGTTGATGCGTCACCAACTTCATTTGTTTCTTCGTTATCTGCATCATTGTTGATAACATTTTCTAAAATATAAGAATTAGCTCTTGACAAATCTATAACAGGTGATACTTTAGAATCACTTGTATTTAAAAATCCTCTAACAATGAGAGTTTTCTTAGATCCACTTACCGCAGATAAAGCACTTTCGTTTACTTTACTAAAGACAGCTTTTGTATTATCAGTAAATGGATTTTCTATTTCTAAATCTAAATCTTTGAAAGCTGTGTTAATAACACCAGCCGAAGTTGCTGTTCGCACTGAGAATGTTGATGATGTATTTGCTACATTAAGTACTGGTATTTTTGGTACCATCACATTGTTAACAATATCTTCTGCCGTAAGCACTCTAGCAGAAGCACCACTTACTTGCCCTCTTATGAAACCATTTGCGTTTCCTGTATAAGTTGAATTTTTGAGTGTTATCTTCTCATTGAGTTCATCGATAAAATCTAAGAAACCATTATTTGTATTTGCTGTAAATGATATAGTATTACCAGTCCAACCACCATGTGTTGTAAGAGGTAATGAACCGCCTCTACCAGTAAAAAAGATATTGTTTGTATTTGCACTTGCTGTTGTTGGAAAATCACCATAAGCATCTACTTTAACAGTAACTTGATATTGTACATCATTTCGTACAATTTGTCTCACAGTGCCATTTGCAAAGTTAGCACCAGATGTAGAATATGTTCTAAGAATATCACCAACTTCTACAATCTGATTGTTAGAGAATGTTAATACACATTCTGCACGTACCTTTTCTTCAGGATTAAAAGTACCAACTTTATTATCATATGTAAAGAAATCATTATCAGGATTTTCAATGAATACTGTACCTTGTGTTTTAGAGAACTCTGCTCTATGTAGTTGAAACTTCAAGTCCTCAGATTGGATAGGTGTATATGTTTTATCATTTGCAGAACTGAGTAAAACACCAGCACCTGGTTGTTTGTCAATCAACTCACCAGTATCAACATCTTTTGCACCTAGTTGTGCTACCCATACTGCATACTCATCTGAATTACCAGCAGGAACTATTGTAATACAATAATCTTTATAGTTCTTTAGAAATACAGGTGAGTCAAATGTAAATGTTGTTGCAGTTGCCGCAGAAGTTGTACTTGCAGTAATAGAATTAGGAAATAAAGTCTTTGTTGCATATGGTAGAATGTTAGGTGTTGGGTGTCCATTTTCTACTTCACGTATTTGTACAGTGATTGGTAAAGCCGCGGCTTTTTTAAAGAAATATAAGTCAACTTTCGTAATAAACACACCAGAGGATTGTTCTTCATTTACTGAGAATGTTTGCGATATAGGATCTGGATTTATTGTACGTGTACTAAGAACAACTCTAGAAGTTTGAACCCGAGTTTCTGTCACATCTTCTGTATTCACTTGCGGAACAACTAAATTCATAGAAGCTCCTCTTTGCGTAATTGTAAGAGGTATACTTGTATAATCTGCAAAAGAAGAAGTAGTAACTAAGTCACTTGCTACTTGATTGTTTGCAACATCTTGTAATTTAAATCTTCTAGTACCAATTCTAAACTTTAATGTATTTGTGTCAGGTATTCTGAATACACCGTGAACAGAACCAGCTGAGTCTGTAATCAAAGAACTACCTTCAGCACCAGTATTCGCATGTGCAGAATTTGTTGGTGTTGTGAAACCAGAAACTTGTTCATCATCAAAGTAAGGATAAACTTTTGTGCTAGGTTTCATACCATGTGCGGTAAACTTAACTAGTCTTGAACGCATAAACTCTCGTACAGCTACTTGTTGTACATAGTTACCAATATTAAAAGTCTGATTAGCAGGACTAATAGATGTTTGAATACCTTGTTTTATTTGCTCTTGTTGTAAAGTACCAACAGTAGATATTGTTCCTCTACCAGTATTGTTATCAATATTACTCTCTGTTGTTATGTTTGTAATTTGTGCATTGTCAGTATTAATCCAACTACCCCAATCAGTACCAGTAAATCCTGTAGCGGCCGCTAGTTGTTCAAAAGCTTCGAACATACCTGAGAAGTCCATTTGAATATCAGGCAGTGCTGTAATATCAGGTGTGTTATCCATAGGTGGATCTAATGTCAAATTACCTTGCCAGTTAAATGTCAACTCTTGAACTGGATTTCTAGCTTTGCTTGCCTTATCTTGATTGATAAAAGACTCATGAGTATAAGCAAGAGTGAGTAAGTTACCAGTTTGTGTAACATTCGTAGACGTTAACGATTTATCTTTCTCCATGAGAATATCTCTTCTCTTGAAGTAAGGACGTAGATGATTTTTATTTCTATCTATAGATGCTCTATAACCTCTCTTTGTTGTATCAGATAGATTATGTCCATCAAAGTTTTCTACAAAAAATCCATTTTTAAATCTATCAAAACCAGAACTATTAAACAATTGCTTATTCTTTACACTGGCTTCTAGTGCATTGAGAGAGGAATAGTATTCAGCATTCTTTAATCTTTCTTCAATGCCTCTCAAATCTTTCATTGTATATCGTCTATTATTTTCTAGTGTAAGTTTTACACCATATGTTTGTTTGTCATTATCTCTTGCAACTTTTGAAGATAGAGATGGATACACTGGTATATTTAAAACACCGAGTGTCATAGAGTTTGCTTTTTCTTCAGGTACTTTTGGTGTTTCTGCCGGTATACCTTTGATAGCTTCTAATTTACCTTCTTCTGTAATTACAATTCTATCTTTTCTAGGTAGATATTGTTGGACATCTGCTTGAAAATTTTCTCCAGGTGAAACCATATACGCACCATCTGCGTCTACTACAAATGTATTTGGATCAGCCTTTTCTGTGCCAGGATTTGTTGGTGAGCCAGCAATTGTACCTACAGTTGTAGGATTACATGTATTTGCTTTTGTTGGACGAAAGTCTATAGCATCACGTAATTCATAAACTTTACCTGTCGTTGGTGATATGTACTTTGGTATTTCAAAAGTCTTAATTGTTGTAGCACTTTCAGTCGTATCGTCTACAGGATAAGAGTCTACAGATAAAAATCCTATACCTTGTGATGTATCTCTTTCAAAAAATGAAAACTTGACAAGTATAGATTTGTTTTGTATATCAAGACTACTTGTGGACTTCTTAACAAGTTTTGCGATATCATACATATCATCTTTTTGTCCACTGTCAAGTTCAAAATGACTTGTTACATCTGTATCATTTACTGTTACTGATGATACATCAGAGCCAAGATATACCGCTTCTATTTTAAAAACATCTGCAACACCTAAACTCCAAGGGCCATTATGTGTTGCTGAGTGTGTTGCAGTATTAATGTTTACATATCTACTCTTTTTAACTGTCTTTGCTGTTTGTATTGCATTTGAACGTAAAACATTAAAATACACTGAAGCAGTAAAACTACTCTCAACATTAGCTTGTTGTAGATTTATTGAATATGTAGAACTATTAGTAGTGCTAATGACACCATTAGCAAATGTATCATAGATATAACCCTTTGGAAATATTTGTTTATGCGAGACATTATCAGCACCATTTCCTACAGTTAGTCCAGTTCTTCCTGATCCAGATATATCATTAAGTGTTGTAATTTGTGTAGCCGAATTAATTTGTGCTATGACATGTCTCTCTCGTTTATTAGCTGGATCACTACCTGCGAAAGGGCCACTATCATCAAATAATTCTATAATATCACCTACTTGATAGTCTTCATTAAATTTAGTATTAACACCCGTTATGATTTTACTGTTAGAACCAGAACCACCAAATGCTGATATATGTCCACTCCTAGGAACAGTATTAGTTTCTGTCTTTCCTACAACTATAATTTTTCTTTCGTTATCTCCAGATACTGGACTTCCTGTTTCATTCAATGTTTCTACACCACCAGCATGTGCTGAGTTTGCGGCCACCGTTCCACTTAAATTTATTCCAGAACCAGGAGAAAAATTTACAGTTTTTTCTGTTCTAAAAACAAATTGTGTGTCAACATTATTAGATGAGTCTTTTAATGTTTTTGTACCTAAAGCTGAAAATGGTAAAACTAGTACGTTACTACTTGATTCTTGTAAAACAGCATTGCCATTAGTAAGAACTATATCTGCTACTGAACTATGTGCAGTTTCTGCTTCAAATACTGAACGCACATCTGCAAAGTTTTTATCAGTATTCATTCTTATATCAAATAGATATAACTTAAATTGTCCAGTAGGAGTTCCAGCTTGTCCTGAATGATATGCAAATCCTCTTACTCTAGCAGTTCCTATTTTATTTCCTGCGGCACTTGTAGCACCAAAAGTTACATTTGTTATTGCTTGTGCGGCCGTATCATGTAAATCTATTTCTCTAAGTCCTTGAAAGTCCCATGTACCAACAGTTTCATTGACAATAATATAATTACCAAAATCTTGTGATAAAACTCTAGCATCTCTTGTTGTAAAGTCTGTTGCTTTATCTACCTCTATTGGTGTTGGATTTATAAGATGTACTTTCTGGCCATTTACATAACCTATTCCTTTATCGACTTCTGCTATGAGTTTGTTAGCATCACCACCTTCGTCCGAATTATATCTACCTAAGTTTTCGCTAGACTTCAAATGTTCACGAATACGAATTGTGAATGGCTCTGTTGCATAGTTACCTAGTGTTTCATGAAACTTCATTGCAATATGTTTACCGATATCAGAATACATTGTTTCTTTATTATTTCTGATAAGAATGCCATCTTTCAATTCAGCAATTGTAAAGAATGTATCTGTATTTGCAGTGCCAGTAACTCTTGATGCAAGTGTTGGTGATAATTTTAATCTGTCTGCACCAGGTGCGGCAAAGTTAGTAGAACCTGACGCATTATCTGTCAAACTACTATCTATATTAGAATTAACTAATGTTTCAACTGTTTGAAACCCAACTTTCTTTGAAGGTGATGTGCTGTACTTATCTACGATGTGACTTTGAGCGCCAACTCTAACAAAATGGCCTTTGTGAAAAATAATACCATCTGATACTGATGCTCTTGTGCCTAATCCAGTAGAACTAGAGATAAGAGTATTAGCGGCAACTATAAAATCAGAAGTCGCTCTATTTCTTATTGTAAGCACTTCATTGTCAGCAAAAGCTTTTGTTGTATTATTTGTACCTGAGTTTGTATACTTAACAAACAATGTCATATGATTTGGATCAGCGGCTTCTGAACCTTCAGCCGCATCAATTAATTGTGCAGTCATACCTGACGTAGTTCCAGTAACTGTCGCATTTGCTACAGTACCACCTGAGAAAAAATCTGTCACCAGTATAACTCTATTATTAGCGTCTTTATCTCTAAGTTTTACAAAGTCTATGTCTTCTATTTTTAAAGCAGTACCTGTAACAATTGTACCATCTACTAGTATCTCGTTACCAAATCTTTCTATTTGATTTTGTAGTATTGTTTGTAGCTGAGTTAATTCTCTAGCTTGTACAGCAAAGCCAGGACGAAACAAAATTCTATTGTAATTTTTTGTTTCATCAAAATCATCAAAATAAGGACTTTGGTTTAAATTTGTTTCGAGTGCCATCTACTTTACCTTTAAAAATCTAGTATAACTTTTATGTCTTCAGTTTGATCTACTGCTCTATCAACTTTCTGAAAGTTTTCTACATGTATAAACTCGCCTGAATATGTGTTTGCTTCTGGGCCAGATATTGTTGAAACAGTAGCAACTTTTGTAGAACTACCTTTCTTTAATAAAACATCATTCTTTGTGAAAGCAATATGATTTCCGTAACTATCTACATTATTTAGATAGATATTAAAGAACGATGCATCATTTATTAACTCATCATCTTTTATAAAAACTATTGTTGCATTTGCGCCATTTGATGCTTGTGCTACTGATGCTGTTGCTCTTGCATCTGCATTCAATTCAGTAATAAATCCAATAGTACCATTTTCAGCGTTTACTCTCATTCTTTCATTTGTTATTTCATCATCTATTTGAAATTCATTCTGTGGTACATTATTTATTAATTGTTGATAAGAAATTTTCAATCTCGTTGTTAATCTTAGTGTATCTGCACTATTAGATGTATTAGCTATAGCTTCAGTTATTATAACATTATTAGAATTGACTTTAACGATAGGATCTTTGAGAATACTAACAGTTCTAAATTCTGTATTTGCAGGAATATATCCAGCACCCGATGCTGACACACCTTGACTACCTCTGAATTGTGCATTCAAACAAACTTTGTTACCACCAAGTTCTCGTACTGCATCATTACCATGCCCACCTATAGGTGATATAATTACATTAGCAGTAGCTCCAGTACCATGAGTAGTATTAGATGATATGTATGCTTTAGCGTGTGTATATTTAGAACCAGTAGATATCACATTTACATTTGATATATTACCATTCGTATTCACTAATGAATAAGCTAAAGCTCCTACACCATCACCAATAACATTAACTGTTGGTGAAATAATCACTGTTGATGTTGTATCAAGAGTGGTACCAAAACCTGTATTTGTTGTGAGTGTTCTTGTTGTACCATCATAATTAATAACTCTTCTTAACTGTCCTAAGCCAGTACCTGATTGCACATAAACAGAATCACCATTGTAGTAATTATCTATAGATGAGGGATTACCTTGTGCTAACTGAATTGTAGTTGATGTTGCGCCTATAACAGCGGTACTTTGTAACATACCATAACCTGAACCCACATCATTAGTTTCTATAATTTCAATAGCACCATTTACTGATGCATTCTGAACTGCAAGTTGATTAGTTTGTTCTGCACTACCATCACTAGCTGATAATGTTTGTACAGGCATATGTGAAGCAGTTAAAAATTTATTTGCTCTACCTAAACTAATTGTATACATGTACTTCCATGTATAGCCATCTGATGTAGTAAAAGCTGTCGTAGCAAATCCAGTTGGTTTTACTGTTGACTGTCCACCTTTATTATTGTATAAACATTTGTATACATTGTTTTGATCGGTAAGAACAAAAAAGTTAGATGTATATAAATTAATATTTGTATGTTTGTACATAGGATAAACTGTGCCTGTAGCCCAGTCATTTCTAGGAATTACGTGACTTACATCATTTGCGTTTATTTTTTTAGCACCTATAGCATTTTTCCAAATATCATAGTGCTTGTCTTTGATTGTTTCTATAGCTGTAGGAGCATTTGGTTCGTTTGGCCATTCTGTGCTTTTACCTAAGACAGCATAAAGTATTGTAGAGTTCTTTGTGCTTCTTCCGTCAGACTCATTTACAGAGTCTATAAATGCTTTCGCACCCATGATATTCATTTCTTTACTAGCATAAGAAGACATTATGATACCGTTCCTGAAAAATAATGAGCTTTTGCTCCTGTTATATTACCGTGCGTCCAATTTACTGCTATTGTCGCACTTGTATCGCTACTCACATT